CCTCATGCTCGAAACAGCAGGCGCAGGTTGGGTAGTACCTAACGCATACGGTATCTCACAAGACCGTATTTGGGCTGGAGAAGTTGGCCGCTACAAGGGTGCATACTTTATTGAATCACCACGTCTCTACTCAGCAACTGATGGCGCTTCATCTGCAAAGGTGTACCGCACAATCATCGCTGGTAAGCAGGCACTTGCTGAGGCAGTGGCAGAAGAGCCACACACAGTTATCGGTCCAGTTACCGATAAGTTGAACCGCTTCCGTCCAATCGGATGGTACGGCGTTCTAGGTTTCGCACGTTTCCGTGAAGAAGCACTATACCGCATCGAATCAGGTTCATCAATCGCTTAATTGATTGACGGTTAGGCAGGGGCTTCGGTCCCTGTCTAACAGTAAGTTCATTAAGGAGAACAATGACAACTTATATCTTTAGAACTCCCTATGTGGAGGAAGGCCCAACAGGGCAACATCGTTTGTTCTACTTCTTTAAGTTGCGACAAGGATTGACAGTAACTAGAAATGGTTCTACATTTAGAACTGGTCGTTACTTTACGCAAGACCAACTAGACGCAGTAGATGAATACTGGCTAGGTGGACACGAATCATCAGTTTCAGAAGCCACTAAAGCAGCACTAATTGCTGGTGGCATTGGGGTAACAGAAGCAAACTTTACAGCAGAGTAGGGACAAATGGACTGCAGTCATATTACTAAAGTACTTGAGTGGGGCTTTACCGAGAAGCATGACTTCAAAGTAACTCTCTGGGGATGTGTCTTATGTGATGCAAAGTCAGATACTCCATTCAGGGAAGAAGAAGCAATAGAGATTGACCACACCAACTGTGATGAAGATTGCTTTGGCTGCAAAGCCAGGGGACTCCAATTAAACACAGGGGATGCAGGTAAAGAAATTGGCAAGAAGAGTTTAGAGGGCCGATTGAAGTTTTATAAGGATGCTAGAAATCAAGGTATCCAACCAGCAGGCACACATCCAGTTCAAGTTGAAGCAGCGCACAAAGCGAGCGAGACCTTGGGCAAAGCATATGATGCTGGCACTATGGGTGTTAGAGCAGACAAGGTTACGAAATCCGTAGCAGCAATAATGAAAGAAACAGGAGCAGCATAATGATGAAGAAAAAAGCATACAAGATGGGCGCAATGATGATGGAAATGCCTATGGCTAAGAAGAAGGCTGTTGCAAAGAAAACTGCTAAGAAGGCTATGCCAAAGAAGATGGGCAAGAAGAAGTAATGCCAAAAGTAGGAATGAAGGAATTCGCCTACACTCCTAAGGGAATGGCTATGGCAAAAATGGAAGCCAAGAAGACTGGCAAGAAAATGGTAGTCAAGAAGACTACAAAGAAGTCAGCGAAGAAGAAGTAATATGGCGATGAATCCACGCCAAGCGGCGTATGACGCATCAAAGAAGCCAACCCCAGCACCTAAGAAGACGCCAACAATTAAAACTGGCCCAACAGGTGCAGAGAAGTTGCTTCAAAAGTATCTTCGACAAGGCATGAGCCTTGACAAGGCACGCAAGAAAGTTACCGCTGAAACTGGTATCTATCCAAACGGATATACGAACTAATGGACGCCCGACTAAAACGAGCAGGCGTATCTGGTTTCAATAAGCCAAAGCGCACACCTTCTCACCCAAAGAAGTCACACGTAGTTGTGGCTAAAGTTGGTAGCGAAGTTAAAACTATTCGCTTTGGTCAGCAAGGTGTATCTGGTTCACCAAAGAAGGCTGGCGAATCTGCATCTTATGCAGCACGTCGCAAGTCTTTCAAGGCACGTCACGCTAAGAACATTTCTAAGGGTAAGATGTCTGCTGCATATTGGGCAGACAAGGTTAAGTGGTAATTTAACTAAGGTAGGGGACAATGAAGGATACTTTGGCTATCGCCTGGTGCGATAATGGTATGGTAGATGGTAAGTTCATGCAGGGTGTTACAGACGTTATGCTCCATTCCGGAGTAGAAGTTGTTACAACTCTACGCAGTCAGGGCAATCAAATTGCTAGACAGCGTGATAAGGTAATTAATTACTGGTATGAAGGCAATAAATCTGAATGGATTCTATGGGTTGATTCAGATGTGGTTATAAGTCCAGAAAAATTTAAGTTACTCTGGGATAATAAAGATGCCGAGAAGCGTCCAATTGTAACTGGTGTCTATTTTACCACAGACCACCCAGAGGAAACACTTATGGAGCCTATGCCAACACTATTCTGGTTCGCCCAGAAGGGTGATGAGATAGGGATTCAGAGAGTACATCCACTACCCAAGAACAAGTTGCTCCAGGTTGGAGCCGCTGGTATGGGGTTTGTGTTGATGCACAGAAGTGTAGTAGACCGAATTCGAGCAGTACTACCTAATGCCCCACTGTTTTCTGACATGGGACATGGGGATAAGTTTATGGGTGAAGATATTTACTTCTTTGCCTTGTGTGACAAAGCAGATGTTCCTGTATTTGCTCACACGGATGCAACCGTTCCACATATGAAGCGGTTCTCATTTGATGTTAACTATTATGATATCTTCGTAGGAAACAAGAGGAAGTAATGACTACAACGCTGACCAATATGATGGACGAGGTACAGGCAAACCTTGCTGGTTACACATTCCAGCAGGACCGCTCTACCTATTTAACAAGCGCAGTTTCAACAACTACATCATCGTCAGCGTCTCCTCTTATCTTGAGCCTTGGTTCAACTGATTCAGTAGGCAAAGGCGTTGTTGAAATTGCTGAGGAACTGTTGTGGGTTGACTCATATGACCGTGTTGCCAATACAGCAACAGTCTCCCCTTACGGTCGAGGATATCTTGGCACAACTGCAGCAACTCATACTGCAGATAGCAAGGTAACAATTGCCCCAACATTCCCTCGTTTCAATGTAAAGCGTGCTATTAACGATACTATTCGTTCATTAGGCGCTAACATTTTTGCTGTCAAGACTACCACGTTTACTTTCAACGCCGCTCAGTCTACATACGCATTTAATAACTTAAACATTAAGAATATTATTACACTTACCTGGGAGGCCATTGGGCCTACTCAGGAATGGGTTCCAATCCGTCGCTATGATTTTGACTCAGTAGCAGACGCAGATACCTTTGGTGCTGGGGCGCAAACAATTACTTTGGGAGAAGCGCCAATTCCAGGACGCACAGTTAAGGTTGTTTATGCAACCGACCCAACAGCATTCACATTAAATACACAAGATTATGTAACGCAAAGCGGACTACCAGAATCAACTCGGGACGTAGTTATTCTAGGTGCTGCATATCGTTTACTAGCGTTTCTTGACCCAGCGCGTGCGGCTCAGACTAGCCCACAGGCTGATGAGACAGATAGTAAGCGTCCGTATGGTTCATCTCAATCTGCTACTAAGCAGTTGTATGCACTCTACACACAGCGCCTTAATGAAGAAACAAAAGCACAGCAACAGAACTACCCACCACGAGTTCATTTCTCACGCCGATAGGAACCTGAATGACAACAAGAAAATATTCATCACGCTCACAGCAAACAACGCTAACTGCAGGGCTTACCTCATCTGGCACTTCTGCTACTGTAGTATCTGGCACAGCGCTGCTTGGTGGTGTTACAATATCTGCTGGTGAAATATTCACCGTAGTAATTGACCCAGATACCGCTCTTGAAGAAATTGTAGATGTCACGGCGGTAAGCACTAACACTCTTACCATTGTTCGTGGTATTGATGGTTCAACTGGTCAGGCACACTCTGCTGGTGCAGTAGTTCGCCACATGGCAATTGGTCGTGATTACCGCGAAGCCAACCAACACATTGAGAATACAACTACAGCGCACGGCTTAACCCTTGCTAACGTAACCTTGTCAACTGGTACAGGCAACGTATCAAATACAATGCTTGCATCTAATGCTGTAACCACAGCCAAGATTACTGATGCTAACGTAACCACGGCAAAGATTGCCGATAGCGCAATCACTTCGGCTAAGATTGCTGACCTTGGTATCGCTACTGGCGATATTGCTGATAGCGCAATCACAAGTGGCAAGATTGCAACTGGTGCTGTAGGAACAACTAAAATTGACGACCTATCTATAACAGAAGGTAAGATTGTATCTAATGCAGTTACTACCGCTAAGATTGCAGATAGCAACGTTACAACTGCAAAGATTGCAGACCTTAACGTAACAACAGGTAAGATTGCAGACTCAGCCATTACCTCAGCCAAGATTGCTGACGGTACTATTGTTGCTGGGGACATCGCTGATGGCGCTATTACCTCTGCTAAAATCCTAGATGCAACTATTGCAACTGGAGACCTTGCTGACGGTGCAGTAACTTCTGCCAAGATAGCAGACGGAACAATCGTTAACGCTGACGT